GAGTTAAAATTATTGGCTCAAGGACGTGTATTTACCATTGTAAAAACCAACAACGATGAGTATTGGTTGGTCGGTAAAGAAAGTGGTTGCGATGTTAGTGCAATGGTAGCAAATACTGGTGCTGCATTCGGTGATTCAACTGGTTACGAAATCACATTGCAAGCAATGGACATTGAAGCTCCGTACAAATTGCAGAGTAGCGTAGTAACTACACTCGGAATTTAATTTCTGTCTTGTTTCATATCTGTTCGGGGGTGGCTTAGGTCACCCCTTTTTTATTGTAACAATTTACGCTATTTGCTAATATACTTATAATGCTATTAATTACTAAAGGCGAAACAAAATTTTGGTACTTGACGTTGACTGAAAAGGTCACAATAAGCAATCCTTATTTTTTGTTTAACTTGAAAAATCGTGTAACAGAAGTTGAAACAAATGTTATTATTAGTGATGTTAGCAATTTTAAAGAAAGATATAATAAATTCTCGGTAACAGAAGGTACTACATTTAGTGCCGATGCTGGAGAATATGAATACAAAATTTACGCTCAAACTTCATCGAGTAATTTAAATCCATCACTTGCAAATGAACTTGTAGAACAAGGTTTATTTAAATTGATGTTAGGCACTATTGCAACTACTGAATATGAAGTTGAACTAAATGAAAAAATTTATGAAGTTGAAGGCGTTACTGAAATAGCATATTTGCTACTTGAAGATGGCGGTTTTTTATTTCAAGAAAATGGCGATAAAATTATACTATAATGGCTGATAAAAAAATAAGTGAATTAACCACCATAACCACAGTTGACAATGCTACGGATTTATTTCCTATTGTTGACACTTCTGCAGATGAAACCAAGAAAATAACGCCAACGGCTTTAAAGACTGCATTGTCTTTAAACAATGTAGACAACACAAGCGATGCAAATAAACCTATTTCAAGCGCAACCCAAACTGCATTGGATAAAAAGATTGACGAAAATTCTGCAATTACTGGAGCAACCAAAACCAAAATTACATACGATGCAAAGGGGCTTGTAACTGCTGGAGCAGATTCAACAACGGCAGACATTGCAGATAGCACAAATAAGCGTTATGTTACAGATGCTCAATTGGTTGTTATTGGCAATACAAGTGGAACGAATAGTGGAGACAATGCGACAAATAGCCAGTATAGTGGATTGGCAACTTCTAAGCAAGATACACTTGTTTCTGGAACTAACATAAAAACTATTAACTCCACATCATTGTTAGGTAGTGGGAATATTAGTGTAGCTCCAGCAAGTGGAATAGATGCAACTGCAATTGCAGACGGATCAGTTTCAAGCACAGAATTTCAATACATTAATTCATTAACAAGTAATGCTCAAACGCAAATCGATTCAAAAACAAACAAACTTATAACGGCTAATCGTCAAACCGCAAGTTATACACTTGTTTTAAGCGATGCCGATAAACTTGTTGAGATGAATGTGGGAAGTGCAAACAATTTGACCGTTCCATTGAATAGTTCTGTAGCATTTGCAACTGGTACACAAATACTTTTGGCTCAATATGGTGCTGGTCAAACAACAATAGTTGCAACAAGTGGCGTGACTATTCGCAGTAATGGTGGCAAATTAAAATTAAACGCTCAGTATAGTGGTGCAACTTTGATAAAAATTGCAGAAAATGAGTGGTATTTATTTGGAGATATTGCATCATGATTTTAGCGAGTCACGGGATAATAGGTTCGCAAATTGCATCATTTGATGCCGATGCTTTGGCATTTTTTAATCGTGTTGCAACTGCTGGTGGTACACTTTCAACTACTGAAAAAAATGCAGTAAATCAATTAGTTTTAGATTTAAAAGCAAATTCACTATGGACACCTATGAAAGCCATTTATCCAATGGTGGGTGCAAGTGCAGCGGCTTGTGCGCAGAATCTTAAGTCATCTTCATTTACGGGTAGTTTTACAAGTGGTTGGACTTTTGCGAGTACTGGTGTTACGCCAAATGGAACGAGTGCGTATATGACAACTGGGTTAATTCCTAATACAAATCTATCTTTAAACTCAACGCATCTATCTTATTATTCAAGAACAGATGCAAATGCAACACAAGTTGAAATTGGTTGTGATAATCCTTATACAATTTTAGAAATTAGAACATCAAATCAAACATATTTTCTCATTAATACAAATAGCATTGCAGGTACTTCTGACACTAATTCTTTAGGTTTTTATATAGGAAATAGAACTGCGAGTAATGTAACTAATGGGTTTAAAAATAATACAAAAATTTTTAACGGAACATTAGCATCAAGTAGTTTGTCAAATAATACAATAAATATTGGGGCTATGTCTACTTCGATAACTGGAATTTTAAATTTATATTATTCAACTAAACAATGCGCATTTTCATCAATCGGTGACGGCTTAACAGACACTCAAGCATCTAATTTTTACACCACAGTTCAAACGTTTCAAACAACTTTATCTCGTAACGTATGATAGGATACATTTTAACCACCGAACAATACGAACAAATACAAGGGCAATTTTATGCACCTTATGAATTCTTTAACTGCGTACAAGACATTAACGATATTTGGTTTTTGTTTTTGTCAGACGAAGATAAAATACAAATCACAGATACTGAATGGTCTTGGATTTTGACTTTGCCCGAAGGCGAATATACCCCACCACCAGCACCACCGTTTCCAGGATTATGACCTTACCCGTAACTTTCAACGAATTTAAGAAAAATCCGATAGCAGCGGTCACATTTTGTATGCTTGTGGTTGTGGGTTATTTGTATTATGATTCTGAAAGTACAAAACAAGGCATTTTAACAAAGTGCGAAAATGACAACCAAAAATTAAGTGAACGACTTGCAGTAATGGAAAGACAACAAAAACAAAGTGATTCATTATTGGCAGTTTATTCTTATGAAATTAAATTTTACTTGAATGCTATTGAGGGCTATTCACAAACTATATTAAAATGAGTAAAGAGAAAGATACTATTGAATTAATTGGTCTTTGGTTGACGGTTGCAACGGGTTTTGTGGTAACAATTTTACCAATATTACAATTTATTGCCGTATGTCTTGCAATAGCAGTATCAATAAAAAAACTATTTTTTAACAAAAAGAAAAATGAAAATATTTGAAATATTCAAAGGTGATAAGGGCGAGTTTTCCTCAAAGCGAATGATAGGCATTATTGGTGGCTTTGCTTTGATAGGTGCAATGCTTTATCACAATAGCGATAAGTTAATAGAAAGCGTTGAGTGGGTAACCATTCTCGCATTAGGTTTTACAAGTGTAGATAAATTCGGGAACAATGGAAAGCAATAAGTTCGGACTTGAAAGACTTTCTTTTGCTGGTACATCACTTCCAGTATTCAAAGAAAACAAGTCGAAAGGATATGTAACATTTGGCGAGGACAATTTATTCCCTCAAAAAATGATTGAATTTTACAACAAATCGCCTAAGCACAATGCTATTGTAACACAAAAAGCATCGTATGTGGCTGGTGATTCTTACGAATTATTTGCAAGTGATACTATTTCAGAAGCAAAGGCATTTGACAAACTAAGAAATATTAACGCTTTTGAAGATTACGAAAGTTTCAATCAAAAGATTTCACAAGATTTTGAACTATTTGATGGCTATTATATAGAAGTAATTTGGAATAGAGCGAAAACAGAGATAGCAGAATTGTATCATTTGCCTTTTCAGAATGTTAGATTAGGCAAAGATTGTGCATATTATAGCGAAGATTGGTCAAATAATCGTGAACAAGTTGTTGAATACCCTTTATTTAACCCAACAACAAGGGAAAATAAACAAGTATATGCGTTTAAAATGTATCGTGCTGGTCAAGGTAAATACCCTTTACCATCTTATATAGGTGCATTAAAGTATATTGAAATTGACATTGAAATTTCAAACTACTATTTGAGTAACATCAAAAACGGATTTTTTGCACAAACTGTAATTCAAATGTTCAAAGGGCAACCAACACCCGAAGAAATGAGAATTGCTAAACGTAGGTTTAAAAAGAACTATCAAGGTGCAGAAGCAGAAGAAAGTGGTGGGTTAATCATTATGTACAATGAGCAGAACGAAAAACCCGCAGAAATCACAAACTTACAACCGTCTGACTTTGATAAGCAATTTCAACAGTTAAACGATCAAGTCCAAGAAGAAATATTTGTAGGGCATAGAGTAAGCATACCAGTAATTTTTGGTATCTCTACACCTGGTGCATTAGGGCAACGTAACGAGATTATCGAAGGTTATGAGTTGTTTCAAACTTCTTATGTAGAACCACGCCAAAAGGCAAAGGATTCTTCTTTTAATAGCATTTTTCAATACATGGCAGATGCTAAAATAAAGACTACAAATAAACCGCCAATTGGACAAGATTATGTTTTACTTTATGAAAAAGGTATTCTTGACAAAAACGAAGTTAGAGCAGAATTAGGTTTTGAAATTCTTGAAGAAGTTGCAATGTCTAAACAACAAAGCAACGACGATGTTTTAAAAATGTTTAGTGAATGTGGTGTATCAAAAGACGATTACGAAGTTTGTAAATTTGAATTTGCAAGTGCAAGTCAAACTGCCATTCTACAAATATTAAATGCAAACGAAGGCATCACAGTAGGCGAAATCGCAAAGTACGTAAACATCGACGCAAACAAAGTGATGGACGAAGTTACGCAAATGATTAAAGATGGTTTAATTGAAAGCGAAAATGGACAATTAAAAACTACAAATATCGGTTCACGAGAATTGGCGAAAGTTGCTGACACTCAAATTGAATTGCGTTATGAGTATGGTTTAGATGCAGCATTTACTGGTCAACCTGAGTTAATCGATACAAGCCGTGATTTTTGCCGTCAATTGATAGGTTTGAATAGATATTACACACGTCAAGAAATTGACACTATTTCAAGCCGTGTAGATAGGGATGTATGGAAAGAACGTGGTGGTTGGTACACAATTCCTGATACAGATGTACATATCAATCATTGCCGTCACTCTTGGAATAGTAAATTAGTTAGAAAGAAATTATGACAAACTTTGTTTATTTAATATCGACCACTTATCTTAAGACCGAAAGCCCTATCAACGAGAATGTTGACGATAAACTTTTAAAATCTGCAATCAAAGAATCACAAGAAATTTACATTCGTGATATCATTGGTAGTGGCTTATACAATGAGTTGCAAACACAAGCATTTGCTGGCACGTTAACGGCTAACAATACAACGCTTTTAGACACTTATATTGCACCTTGCTTAAAGTATTATACTTTGACAGAATCAATGCTTCCTATGACGTTTAAAATGCTAAATAAAACGGTTGCAACTCGTAATAGTGATAATGCAAATGCAATCGGAATTGAAGATATGACATTAATAGAGCGTCGATATAGGGATAAAGCAGAGTATTATGCCAATAGATTGCAAGATTATTTGTTAGCAAATCCGACAATTTATCCATTATTTTTGAATCCAGGTTCTACAATTGATACTATTCACCCACACGATGTGCAAGTATTCGGTGGAATCTATTTGCCTGATGACTATTGTAATGAAAAATACTACTTTATACGACCACCACAAGGGTAAGGTAAGAGAAAAAAACGAAGCAAAACTTTTAAAATTTATCAATGACACTAAACCAAGTAATCAAGGAAGTACAAACGGCAGCAGAAAGCCACAAGCAAGTAAATAAATTTGTATGTGGTGAAAGTGCAATGGCTGAGGAAGAAGTGAAATTTTACCCTTTAGTTTGGTTAGTACCGAATGGTTTTGACTTTGATTCTGAGGGAAAGACAGTAACTTATCAATTTTTATTGATGGTGATTGATAGACATTTTGAAAGTCAATCTAACTTAATAGAAATTTTATCGGACACTGCTTTAATTTTACAAGATATTATAACACTATTAAAAAGAAATGCTTATGAAGAATCTATTGGGTGGTCAACCAACGCCAAAGCTGAACCATTCATCGACGGGAAAACTGATGTCATTGCTGGTTACGGTCTTGAAATTAGTTGTGTTGTTCCTTATCTTGAAAGTTATTGCGACATTCCTATGTGATGTGGGCGGTGGTTCTAATATTTCCATTCGTACTATTGATACTGCTTACAAGGTGGAGTACAAAGAAAAAATTAAAACCATCAACAAAGAAAAAATCAAAATAGACCAAAGATATGACACGTTATATATGTATTTTCTTGATAGTCCTTTTAGCACCACGTTACTCGATAGCACAATCAATCTACATCGATTCCTCGACAGTCAAGAACGCAAATTACTATCTCATTAAAGGTGCAAAAGCACGTGAATTAAATTTGCTATATCAAAAGCGTATTGCAACAGATAGCACTTTAATTGAATTTCAAGATAGTCTTATTTCTGATTTGGAATTTGTGATATGCGAGATTGACCAAGACCAAAAGAAAATCAAAAAATATTCTTGGTACGTCACTATTTATTCAATTATTGTGACGCTATTTGTATTAAAATGAAAAACAACGTACACCTTTTTGTAGTACCTTTTGAGCAAAGAAAGGTATTATTATTATCTGACCTACATTGGGATAATCCTAAATGTGATAGAACACTATTAAAAAAGCATTTAGATTTGGCATTGAAGGGTGGTAACGATGTATTATTAAATGGTGATACTTTTTGCTTAATGCAAGGGGCATATGATCCTCGTAAATCAAAACAAGACATTCGCCCAGAACACAATGTAAATAGTTATTTAGATGCAGTTGTAAACGATGCGATTGAATGGTTTAAACCTTATGCTCATATTATAAAAGTAGTTGGATATGGTAACCACGAAACTAACATAATTAAACGACAAGAAACAGATGTAATACAACGATTTGTTTTTGGCTTAAATAGAGAATGCAATACAGATATACAAATAGGTGGTTATGGTGGGTGGATAGTTTATCAATTTAAAGATAACGTTATACGAAAAGCATTTAAGATTAAATATTTTCACGGCTCAGGTGGTGGTGGACCAGTTACAAAGGGCGTTATTCAATTTAATAGAATGTCAAGTTTTATAGATGGTGCAGATATGATTTGGATGGGACACGTACACGAATGTAACGAAGTAATTTATACAAGTGAGTTTTTAAATAAAAGCCATAACATTGAACTGAGGAATATTTTAATGGTTAGAACTGCAACCTATAAAGAAGAATACAACAAAGGCTTAGGTGGTTGGCACGTAGAAAGAGGGGCAACACCAAAACCATTGGGTGGTCGATGGTTGGATATGTCACCAGAAAGAATATTTAAAAATAAAAGTGAACAAGTAACAGTTAACGCAATGACATACAGAATATGAGCAACATAAACCCAATACATTACAAAGGTGAAATCGAGTGCATAGATGCAATTAAAAGTACAATGTCAAAAGAATCTTTTAAAGGCTATTTAAAAGGAAATATAATGAAATATATTTGGCGATATGAAAGAAAGAACGGACACGAAGATTTATTGAAGGCACAATGGTATTTAAACAAACTTATCAATGAAACAAGTTCAGACATATCTAAATAAATTCGGTTGCAATTTGGTAGTCGATGGTATTATCGGCAACAAAACAAAATCCGAAATTAAGAAGTACATTTTTAGCCAAAACAAAGGCATCACTTGGGTAAGATGCGACGACAAGTTAACCAATACTTTTGACGATTTCGGGGTGTTGTGGTTAAATGGTGAAGTTGCACACGTTTTTCCTTGTTCAACAACTGCTGGGAAACATTATATTCAAAATCCTATCACTTATGGTGGTGTAACTGGCACGGCAATAGCGTGTAAACAAGTGGTAAAAGGTAGCCACACTTTCAAAACTTCATCAAATTGGAAGTCATTGTGGTTGGGTATGCCATATTTTCAACAAACAAAGCCAATCAAAATCTATCGAGACGGCAACAAAGATGGCGTAATTGATATAAAAATAGTACAACAAGGTTTATTTGGTATTAACTTTCATCAAGCTGGTCTTGGAAACTTCATCGACAATTGGAGTGCTGGTTGTCAAGTAGTGCCAAAAGCACATTGGAATGAAGTAATTAAACACTTTACAAATAACGAAGTAATTGATTTCGTATTGATATGAAACAAGTAGACTTATCCGACATAGGCACAAAAAAAACATTATTTGATGACCTCAAAGGCAATGATGTAAATAAAATCATTGTCGATTGGGGGAATGATTTAATAGGTGCTTTACGTGATAAGTTGGCAAGGAATAAAAGCAATGCAAGTGGTTCACTTTCTGCTGACATAAAGCCAGTTATAAGGGTAACACCAAAAGGAGTGAACTACATTGTGTTAATGAATGACTACTATATAGATGTTGAGGAAGGCTCAGAACCTAAACAAGTAGCGTATAAAGATATCTTGCAATGGATGAAAGAGAAACGTCGTTATGGCGTGTTTAAATCTGCATTCAATAGAGGTATAGAAAGTGTAATCGCAAAGGTAATTGTGCGAAACATTGGCGAACGTGGTACAAAAGCAAAGCCATTTATAGCACCAACACTAAATCAAAAGCGTTTAGACACATTATCTCAGTCAATCGCTGACCATTTAGCAAGTAAAATATTTACATAATTTGTAAAATAATTTTGCAATATTAAAACTTTATTGTATATTCGTGGCATGGATATACAAGAAGTAATTAATCAAATCAAATTAAACAAAAGACACGGCATCGTATCTAAGGTGTCAAAAAAGACGGGCATTTCTATGCCTACTGTACGCAAATATCTAAATGGTGATATTGTACAACCCAAAGCCCTTATTGTTTTAAATACTGCACTTCAAATTATAAAGGAAGACAAATCATGTATGTAGTATTTTCATTAGCAAAATGCCATTTATTTGATGGTGAATATGATTATGAGTATGATGCTGAGATTGTACAAGATTTAATCATTAACGAATATCCTGAGGACTTAATTGATTTCACATTTATAACACGTGATGAAGATGGTTTACGAGATGAAACAATTGATTGGCAATTATTCGAGGATATGGCAAACAAAAGACTAACACAAATTTTATTAGAACTTAAAAAAGAACAAAAGATATGAAAGAACTATTTTTATCAGTAAGTAATTTTCAAGCTGAATGCCCAAAGATTACAAAGGATTCCAACAATCCATTTTTTAGTGATGCTAAACGCAAAGTAAACTATGCAAGTTTGCCTCACATTTTATCTATCATTACACCTATTCTCAAAAAGAATGGTTTATTGATTGTGCAACCGGTAGTAAATAATTGTGTAGTCACAAAATTGATTCACATTGAAAGTGGTGAAACTATTGAAAGTGTTTACGACATTGTTTGCAAAGATGGTACAAACCCTCAGCAAGTAGGGTCTGCGGTATCATACGCACGTAGATATTCAATTTCAAGTTTGTTGAATTTAAATATTGACGACGACGACGACGGCAACGCTGCAAATGGTAATAATGTAGTATCGCAACCACAACCACCAAAGAAAGAAGAACTAACACCTAAGCATCCTAATTGGTCAAAAGCAAAAGAACACTTACAAACTGGTGGTTTAATGGAAGACATTGAACGTAAGTACACAATAAGTGCAGAAAATAAAAAGTTGCTTATTGCTTTAAAATGAAATTTTGATTTAACGATATGGACATTACTATAACAAACGACGAAAGTAAATGGTTATCTCTAAGAGAGGGTAAATTTACTGCAAGTGAAATACACAAATTAATGGGTACTCCGAGAAACAAATCGGAGTATCTTTCTGACACGGCAAAGACATTTGTATATGAAAAAGCAAGTGAACTACTAACTGGTATTAGAAAGCCAATTTGGGGCGAAGCGTTAACGTGGGGAACTGAAAACGAAAAAGAAGCATTTGAAGTATTCCAACAAAATCAAGACGAGTTTTACACTTATTATGGTGGCGAGACTTACACGTTTATTCCTTATGGTGATTACTCAGGTTATTCACCTGATGCACTTGGTAGTAATTGCATAGTTGAAATTAAGAATCCTTTTAATAGTGCCATTCATTTAAAGAATCGCTCAATTAAATGTGCTGAAGATTTGCTTAAACTACACCCAGAATACTATTGGCAAATGCAATTAGGAATGATTGCAAGTGCAGTTGACTTCGGTTACTTTGTTAGTTACGACAAACGAATGCCAGCTTCACACAACTTGTTTATTTCACACATTGAGCGTGAAGATGTACAAGAAATCATCGACGAAAAACTATATTACGCAAATGAGTTGTTACAGTCAATTGTCAGAGAATTGTAAACAATGTAAAATAAATTTGCAATATTGAAAATAATTATATTATATTTGCTAAACAATAAAACGATATGAAAAAGACAATCATTCAAAATTTCCCAAGTAAAGCTGATGCTTTCGAGTGGGTAATGTTTAAGATGTTGGATGCAACAGTAGGCAACATTAAAACAACTGAGCAGTTTAGAGATAACGATGCTATCATTGGCGAAGATGATAACGTTATTTATGTAGGACTTTATAACATCGAAAACAATGACATCTAATTTATTATTATTATTCGCATCGTTTGGCGTGATTTCAACAATATTTGTTGCACGTGTTATTATCTTAGATATTATAAGAATCAACAAAGAAAAATCTGAGGCAAATAGATTTGAGTTACCACAAGTTAACGACATCCCAAACTGGCAACCGTTAAATCCAATTGCTAAACGTAGCAACCAAGTGTTAAAAAAGATGTACAAAGGAAGTTTAAAAAATGATTTGGCATGAAACAAACGGCAGTAGAATGGTTAGAAGAAATTATAAATAAAAATGGATTACAAATGAGCGATTATTTGAAATTTACTTTTGAACAAGCCAAAGAAATGCATAAGGAAGAAATGATAAATTTTGGGAATGACTTACTTGCACAAAATGACATCAATTATATTGGAGTGCCGAATTTAGCAGAACAATACTACAACGAAACATACGGAGGTAACAAATGAATTATGAAGCATTAACATTTGCATTAGCTTATTCTTTAATAAGTATTGGTGTTTGTATATGGTGTATTCAAGACTATATAAAAATGAGAAAAAATAATAAAAGACAACGGAGGTAACAAATGACAACAATAAGATTCCAAGCGATACAATATTCGCAAGAAAAAATCGAGGAAGTTATTGAATTTGTAAGGACAATAGCATTCCAATTTAGGCAAGTTGATGGCAAAATGCAGTTTATTATTATGCCAGCACTAACACATAAAGAACCACAAGTTATTGAAGAGGGTGAATGGATTTACACGACATGCGGAAACAAATACGGAGTTTGTGGCAAAGACGAACTTGAAAATGTGATTAAAAATATTGAAGGAGGTAATAAATGACGCCAATTTTAGAAATAATCGGACTTGTAATAATATTTACTACTATGTTAGTTTTTGTATGGAATTTTGCAGAATATTTAGATAGGCTTTTTAGAAAATTATTTAAGAATAGATGAAACACATTTATAGAATTTTAACCGCTTTAATTTTAACACTATGCTTATAATCAAAGAAGTAAAAAAACGCTTAGAAAATAGCACTAAAATGCGTGACGATGACGCTTTGTTAATGGCTGATATTTGGAGACAACAACTTGCCGAACTTGGTGCAAAATCTGTCTACGATGTTTTAAACGCTATCGCTGGTCGAATGGTAACTTCACCTGAAAGTATCAGACGTTCACGACAAAAAGTACAACAAGATTACCCAAATCTTCGTGGTACAGTTTACAATCAAAGACATGCTAAAGAGATAGAAGTTTTAAAAGAATTAGGTTATGCGACAATGGACAAATGAAGAAATAGAATACCTAAAAGAAAACTACCCTTATAAACCAATTCAAGAACTTTGTGAGCATTTAGGATTCAATAGACAACGAATACACGACAAAGCAACAAAACTCAAAATCAAAAAGGTTAAATTCTTTACCACACCAAGTGAACAAAGCAAAGCAACGCAATTTAAAAAAGGTATGACATCTTGGAATAAAGGTTTAAAACTTGGTAGTGAGTGGGGTAAGCAAACGCACTTTAAAAAAGGTCAAGTACCACACAACAAACTACCTGAGGAATTACGAGAAGTTGCATTGCTTCGCAGGCAATTAACAAAGAATATAAACGAAAGATTAAAACGATATGAAAACAAAACAAACGGCAATAGAGTGGTACATTGAGAAACTACTTGATTTAGATTATGAATATGGAAAAGGACTAATAACTTTGGCAGTTTGGAGTGAAAGAAAAAAATCTTTAATTGAACAAGCCAAAGAAATGGAATGGGATCAAATTAATAATGCATATATGCAAGGATTTGAAGACAATGATTGCAATCCGCATGAAGATACATTTAATCTTGATTACTACAACGAAACATACGGAGGTAACATATGACAAAAAACAAAATACAAGATCTACGCAACCATCTGTTTGAAACCATTGAGATGTTAAAGGACAAAGATATAGACGTTAATACTGCACTTGCAATAGCAAAGGTTAGCCATTCTATCATAGAAACTGCCAAAGTAGAAGTGCAATATTTGAAAGCAATTGAATCAACAAATAAAAGTTTGTTTTTGGAAGGACAAAAAGATTAAAAAAACCATAAGGTAAAACAAAATGTATAACACACAATTAGCGTCAATGGTGAAGACAAGTAACCACACGCAGAAAGACACAACGGTAAACACCGTATTGAAAACAAATGATTACAACAAGTTTAAAACAAAACAAGGTAATCGAGAATTGAACCAATTGCATTTAAAAAGATTAATGAGCAGCGTTAAAGAAATTGATTTATTACACGCAAACCCAATTTTAGTAAATGAAAACTTTGAAATTATTGATGGTCAACATAGATTTAATGTTTGTAAAGAACTTAAAAAACCTATTTATTTTTTGATGGTTAAAGGTTTAGGATTAAATGAAATACAAGTATTAAATGCTAATAGCAAAAACTGGAAGATGGAAGATTATGTTGATGGTTATTGTTCAATGGGAATGATTGAATATTTAGAATTTAAAAAATATCTTGAAAATACAGATTTAGGCATTAGTTTGTTATTAGCGTTACTATGTGGAAGTGATAATGGAGATAATACTTCTGAATTAAAAAATGGTAAATTAAAATTAACGCATAAAAATAGAGCAATTGTTATTTTGCAATGGTTAAAAGATTATTCAAAATATTATGAAGGATGCAAAAGACGTTCATTTGTTTTAGCGTTAAATCAATTATATTCTATCAAAGGATATAACCACGATAAAATGATGCAAAAATTAAAATATCAAAGTGCTAAATTAGTAGACTCATTGAATGTAAAAACTTATCTTGCACTACTTGAAGAAATTTATAATTTTAAAGAAAGAAATGAAAAATTAAGATTTTTTTAGTATCTTTGTAAGTGTTAAGTGAGATGTCAGATATCTCGATACTTAAAAGATTTTTACCCCGTTGAATTTGTTGTAATCTGACTGCAACATTTTTGATGGGGTTTTTTATTTAAATTGGAAAAAGAAACATTTTATTTCAGTCACGACTACACGGCAAAGTCAGACGAGAAAATTAAGAACCTAATTTATGAATTTGGTTATGAAGGTTATGGCATTTACTGGTCATTAATTGAAGAACTTTATCAGAATGCGAACGCATTGCAAACGAATTACAAACGCATTGCATTTGATATGCGAGTAGATGAAAACACAATCAAAAGTATTATTGAAAACTTTGATTTGTTTGTTGTTGAAAATGGTTTTTTTGGTTCATTATCTGTACAACGTAGATTGGATATGCGTAACGAAAAAAGTAATAAAGCAAGGGAATCAGCACAAAAGAGATGGACAAAAGATGCGAACGCATTGCCAACGCAATCCGATAGCAATGCTATAAAGGAAAGTAAAGTAAAGGAAAATAAATTAAAAGAAGTAATTGATATTGATTTTTTTAATGAAGTTTGGGAATTGTATAATAAGAAACTAAACAAGGAAGAAAGTTTTAAGGCATTCAAAAAAATAAAGTCAACTGAGTATGAGTTAATTAAAAACCATATTCCTAATTTTGTAAAACAATTCAAAGACAAACAATTTCAACCATACTTTTCTACTTATTTAAACAAAAAGAGATGGCAAGATGAAGTTGAAACTAAACAACCAGTACAACCACGATTAGAAAGGAGAGCAAATTTAAATGATTAACTATTCAGAAGACAACATAATGGGAGCGTTTATAATGTCCGATTATGCGAAGACAAAACTACCAAGCGTAAATCCCAAATGGTTTAACGACTTTAATTCACGAGTTGTTACGATAATGCAACAACTTTATTTTGATTCAAAGCCAATTGCACTACACACTTTATTCCCTTTTTTTAGAGAATATGCGTTTGAGTTAACAGATTTTACTCGAAAGTTCGTCACCGATAAAACTTTAGATTATGATTTGTTATTACTTGAAGTAAATTACAAGAAAACAAAACTCGTTGACGATATTACTAAAATCGATTTTAACGATGAATTAAGCGACTTACAGAATAAATTGGATATATGTATTCAAGAAAGTAGAATAAGCGTTAAAAATCAAGTAAAACCAATGTCAAAAGTAATTGGAAATGTATTAGACGAATTACAACAAAGAATTGACAGAGGGAATACGCTTGAAGGAATACCAACGGGATGGAGATATTTGGACAAATATATAGGTGGTTGGTCAAAGGGGAACTTAGTTGTGATAGGAGCGAGACCGGGAATGGGTAAAACTGCACTTGGTTTAAATTTTTGCATTGAGGGGTGTAAGTTTGCAAAGTATTTATTTGTATCAATTGAAATGTCAGATGAAGAACTTGCAAAAAGACAAATCAGTTATTTTTCTAACATTGAAAATTACAAGATCCGTAATGCTTCAATGACATCAAAAGATATTGAAAACATATCTCAAATGTTATATCAAAACGAACACGACTTTGATGTGATAGATTCAAAAGATAATAACGTGTTTAGCATTATTTCTATATGCAAATTATTGAAAGCTCGTAAAGGTTTAGATGTGGTTGTCATTGACTATTTGCAAAAGATGGACGCTAACGAAAAAGATACTCGTAAAAATGTAGCTACCATTTCAACGGCATTAAAAAACTTTGCTCGTGAAACTGGAGTGACTGTGATTGCATTGGCTCAACTAAATCGTGACGGCAAAGAAGATAGACCACAATTGACAGACTTAAAAGAATCAGGACAAATTGAACAAGATGCTGATGTCGTTTTATTCCCTTACAGACCATCGTATTATTTAGATGTAAAACCCGATGTCGAATTGGATTGTGAATTAATAATCGGTAAAAATAGACACGGACAATGTATAGATATTCCAATGTCATTTGAAGGTAAGTACACACGTTATAAAGAAATAATTTAAAAGGTTTGCAATTGTAAACTTTTTATTGTAATATTGTATAATGAAAAATCAAAAATATGAAAACGCATATCAGTTGTATTTAGATGGATTTTCTTTACAACAAGTTGCTGAAAAAATTGGTGTAACCAGGCAATGTATTTTTAAAGCATTTAAGTGCAGATCATTTAAATTAAGATCGCCAAATTTTCAACCATTTCAAATATTAGATGGTTTTAAATTTAGTTTGAGAGGACACGGTTACTACGAAAAGACTATTGAAGATAGAGAGTTAATGCATCGCTATGTTTGGCGTAAACATTACGGAGATATACCAAAAGGATTTGATATTCATCATAGGAATAGAGATAAAAGCGATAATAGAATTGAAAATCTTGAATTAATAGAGCATAGAGAACACGCAATAAAATATTCTACAGGAAATAATCAATATAAAAAAAATGATACATATAAGTCTATTTAGTGGAATAGGAGGTTTTGATCTTGCTTCGCATTGGATGGGATGGAAAAATTATGTAAGTTGTGAAATAAATGAATTTGCAAATAAAATACTTGAATATCATTTTCCTAATGCATACCATCATAGAGATATAACAACATTAAATTATGAAACAATTAACACTGAACTTACAAGGAGATTCGGAAGCCACTGGAGAAATGATGAAATCATCGTCACTGGTGGCTTCCCGTAACTATGCCAACCATTCAGCACCGCTGGAAAACGAAAAGGAACAGAAGATGAACGCTATTTGTGGGGCGAAATGCTTAGAGCAATACAAGAAATTAAACCCAAATATGTCATTGCAGAAAATGTCTTTGGTATCACAAATATTGATGGCGGAATGGTATTCGAGCAGGTGTGCCTTGACTTGGAAGCTGAAGGGTACGAAGTTCAGCCGTTTATACTTCCAGCTGCAGCCAAAAACTCACCACATAGGAGAGACAGAGTTTGGTTTATTGCTCAAAACACCTTGCTCAGCAGACGCTTACACAGAGAATTTGAGCAAGAAGGAACAGAAATTTGGGAACAGCGGAACACTTGCTCAAGAAGTGCAGACGGGATTTATTTACAAAAGAGGAATGCTACCAACACCGACTGCAATGGATTCGACCAATGCAACTGCAACAATGAAAAGTACACAGGTGAAAGAAGGATCAATGCATTCGGTGACATTAAACAGAGCAATGTCAATGGGAATGCTGCCAACTCCACAAGCACAAGAGGGAGAAAAGATAACAGGATTAGAGAATCAAGATTCAATGACCAAAATAGTAAGAGAAATGACTGGCAAAACTTCCCAACTCAATCCCCGATTTGTGGCGGAGATGATGGGCTTCCCACCGAACTGGACGGAATTACCTTTCCTAAATGGAGAGCTGAATCAATCAAAGGATATGGAAACGCTATAGTTCCACAAGTTGCGTTTGAATTATTTAAAATTATTTGCAATATTGAAAAATAATATTATATTTGTGGTATGGATTACGTAGTAGGATATTTAAAAGAAAAAAATAGAACTGCATATTTAACTAAGAAAATAGAAGTATTGGTTAGAGAATATGAAAAGGAAATTTTAAGGTTAAGAAACATTATTCTTAACCCTATTCAAAAGCAACGCTCAAATAAAGAAATGATTGAGATTTTAAATGTGGTGTGTAGTGTGACTGAGACATTACCAAATGATATAATAGATAGAAATAGACTTGCACAGAATGTGATTGCACGTCAATTGTTTTGCTATATTGCGGTGATGTATTGCAACTATACGTTAAAGAGTGTAGGTGTGTTTTTAAATAGAGACCATTCGACGGTGTTACATTCACGTGATAAGTATCTTGAATATTTAGAGTGTCAATGGTACAAAAAAGAACAAAACTATTTTAATGAGTGTAAAAGATTGTTGGCAATTGGTGATGGAGAAAAATAAATACCAAGAGGTTTGGTGCTTAAATTCATTGGAAGATGTGGACTATTATAAAAAAAAGTTGCAAAAGAAAGGATTTTTGTTTATAGAATTGAAAAAAATATTATAAATTTGTTCTATCAAAGAGAAAATACTCATAGAAGTAGCAAAATCTGAATGGCTTTATAAGGCGAGTAAAACAATATCGCCACTATTTCACGACGATTTAGCTCAACATCTTTTACTTATTTTATGTGAAATGCCTGAGGATAAGTTAACAAAGGTCTATGAAGATGGTTATATCAAATTGTTTTGCATCAAAATTATGTGGTCACAAAGTTCAACCCCAAGACAAAAGTTTTACGATACAATGAAGCCGATAGGACTATTTGATATTGACAATGTACAGATAGAATATTTAAACACAATAGACGAAGCAATAGAAAAAGAAAACAAGTATAAACTGATTGAGAACGTAGTAAGCAAAAACAAATGGTATGAGCGTGAAATATTTACAATGTGGTCAAATGGTGAAAGTGCAAGGTCAATACACCGTAAAACTAAAATAGCATTGCGTGAAGTACTAAGAGTTATAAAAGACATCAAACAACAAATCATTAACGAGTATGAATAAACCTAAAAACAAAATTAATTTTGATACAACTTTCACAAGTCAAATTGAACTATTGCCACGATTAACGATAATTTATGGTAATAAATCAGAAGGGGTTGTAATTGCATTTGAGTTTTTATGGTTTACAGTATATTTTCAAAGAGTATGAATAAGTTACAAGCATTTTTTAATAGGCTTATGAAGTACCACGATATTGATAAAACAATAAAATACGAAATAAAGAAAGACTATGAATTTATTAAAAATCATTCTCATTTTGCTACTGGTAACAATAGGCTACAAAGTGAGACAAATAGAAGAACAAAAAGAACTAACAATATTGAATCACAAAGTAAACACATTACAACAACAACTAACAAATGAAATTAATTATAGAGATCTTGGGTATTTCAAGTTTAGCAATAATAGTTGCGACAGTATTAACATTACAACTACCAAGTAAACTACAAATCAAACCTTTGACGTGTGAAAGTTGTATTGCATTTCACATTGGCTTAGGTTACTTCTTTAACACTTGGCACATTGCTTGTATTATACCAGCTTCTTTATGTTACATTTTAGCGTACAAATTATATAGATTATGACAAACGAACAAATAAACTTCATTTTAGAAGTAGAGCAGTATTTAACTGCATTCCGTAAAACAATGGTTATGAGAATGCCAGCAGCAGACGAAAACAAAGTAAGAGCAATACACCAGGAAGTAATGGGACATCCTATACCAATGTGTGGTTCTTGCTTTGTAGATTCATTTACATCACTTGTAATACGTGCAAGGTTTGAAAAGGAAACTCAAATACCAACTATTACAGAAGTAGAAAACAACGCTTTAATTTTAGCCCAATTAGCAGACGATGAGCAAAAGCCAAAACGTAGAAAGAAATAGTTTTAACGGAACTTGGAATGATGCCAAATGTTTCGAACACGAAATGAAACTTTCGATTAATATGGATAATCAAGGTTATGTTTCTATGTTTGAAAACACGGCTAAAAAAATACGAGAGATAACCAATGCAAAATCGTTCACAGACTGCGGTGGTGGAATGGGTGTCTATGCCTATGCAATGCGTGATATCCTTAACAAGTACTATGACCTTTCACCCTTACATTGTGAGTATGCCAGTAAATATATTCCTAAAGAGAAAATCATTCAAGGAGACTTCACCACGCTTAAAATAGATGAAAAAGAATTGGTAAGTTCTATTGAAGTAATGGAACATATCGAAGATGAAAAACTCATACCATTTTTAACTAACTTAGAATGCAAGTATTTTCATTTTTCAAGCACACCACACAAAACAGATTTCGACGTTGAGTGGGGGCATATTAACATAAAACAAGAAAACGAATGGATAAAACTATTTGAGCAATGTGGTTTTAAATACCATAGCAATGTAGATTTGCCAACAAGTTGGAGTTTATTATTTAGCAAATGAAATCTTACACCAAATTGTATATGGAATATTTTGGCTACCATCTATCAGATTGGATGCCTTGCGAAATTTGTGGTGGCACTGCCGTGGATTTGCACCACATAGAAAGGCGTGGTTTAGGTGGTAGTAAAACAAAAGATACGATTGAGAATCTTATGGCACTTTGTCGTGGACATCATATACAATACGGTGATAAAAAACAACACAAAGAGATGCTCAAAGAAGTACATTTAAATTTTATGAAGTACAATAAAAAATGAGATTAAAAAGAAAAAACGATGAATGACCATAATTTGAAACCAATACAAAAAGGTGAAGTTAGAAATCCTAATGGTAGACCTAAAAAGATAGTTACAAAATTAAAAGAACTTGGGTATAGCAAAGACGATATTAGCCAAACATATTTAAATATGATGGCAATGTCACGTAAAGAACTTGAATTAATTGACAAAGATAAATCAGGTACTTATACAATAGCTGAGCAAATTATTGCTGGTGCTTTGGTAAAGTCACACGACAAGAACTCATTGTTCAATTTAGAAACCTTAGTTACACGTGTACACGGCAAACCAAAGGAGACAGTAGACAATAACATAAAAACAGAAGAACCAATTACAATAACATTAAATTTAAAACAATGACAGAAACAATTTATCTCGGAAACGGCTGGGAAGACCAGTACGGAAACAACGTATCAATTAACATCGAAAAACTAAATCAAGCCATTGCAAGTGGCAAACTTGAAGTCAACAAATATGGTGATGTGAAGTTAAGAGTAGGCAAACTTAAAACGCCAAACGAAAAAAGCAAAGCGACTCACTATGTTGCAGTACCTAAACCAAAGAATGATTTGCCGTTCTGATGAAAGCGATTCTTGAATTTAAAATTCCATTAGAAGAAGAAAATTTTGAATTAGCATTAAAATCTCGTGATTGGTATAATGTTGTTTGGGATTTAAATCAATGGATAAGAAGTCAAACTAAATACGCACCCGATACAATGTCAGAAGATACGCATAAAGCATTATCAGAAACAAGAAATAAACTATTTGAATTATTAGAACATAACAATTTAAAACTATGAAAGTATCTTGGAGATTAACGGCAGAGCAAAGACCAAGCGACGATAGACCAGTATTAACGTCTGACAATTTGGTGGCTTATTACGACGATGAAATTTGGTACGATTATCAAACAGACATAGTTTTAAAAGCACCAATGTATTGGATGCACATTCCTTTATTACCAGGAGAATGAGAATATTAGTATTAATGGATTCAGCAAGTGGGGTGAGTTTTCACAGACTATTCACCCCTTATGCAAAAATGCAACAAGACTACGATATACAAGTAGATGTAAGTCAAAAACCACCTGAGTGGGTAAACATAGATTTTAGCGTTTACGATGTCGTTATATTCAATCGATGGATTTCAGTTGCACAATATAACATCTTTGAAAAGTTAAAAGCGTTAAACATACCTACGATTTGCGATGTGGATGACTATTGGGTAGTGCCTAAATCAAATCCAGCATATCGAGTGTACAAACAAATGATTAAGAATGCGACAAAGGATGCAATATACAACGCTACACATATCACTTGCAGTACTTCAATACTTGCTGACAAAGTAAAAGAGATAAATAGCAATATTACTATTTTACCCAATGCTTTAGATTTAACACAAGATCAATGGAATTTTGAGAAGGCAAAGAATGAGAAGTTGACAATCGGTTGGGTTGGTGGTATCACTCATCTTGAAGATTTAAAACGTGTAGGTAATAGCGTTAAAAGATTCTGTGAAGAAAACGATGCTATATTTTACATGGCTGGTTATCACACAGAAAGCCACGAATGGCAAATGTGCGAAAAAACTATAACGGGTGAAACTATTTTTAATCGCCCTGAGTGGTTTAAAACGATTCGAGGAACTACGCCTACAGACTATGGAACTTCTTATTCACTATTTGACTTTGTAATTGCACCATTATGTGAAAGCAATTTCAATCAATATAAAAGTGAATTAAAGATAGTTGAAGCAGCAGCCTATAATTTACCTATCATTGTAAGTGATGTCAAACCATATACGCTACATTCGACAAACAAAGGAGTTATTTTTACTGACAATACCGAGCAGTCGTGGTATGATAGTCTTTGCCGTATGGCTAAACTAAGCATTGGTGAATTGAATACAGAATACTGCAACCAACATCACAATTTAAAATCGATAAACCAAACACGCTACGAACTTTTAAAGCAACTATGCAAATAACCTATAATAGACCATTTGTTACGTCTTACCAAAAAGCAATACTTGACGCTACAGAACGTTACACAATAACGGCAGCAGCGACAAAATGTGGTAAAACTGCAAGTCATATTATATGGATGTTTGAACAAGCGTTACAATTAAAAGAGAATCAAAGTGTGTGGTGGGTTGCACCCGTGTATCAACAAGCTGAAATCGCTTTCAGACGTATGAAAACACAAGTGAATGTAAAAGACTTCTTTGTTTCAAACGAAAGCAAGTTAACATTGATTTTACCGAATGGTGCAAGGATAGAATTTAAGAGTGGTGAAAAGCCAGATAACCTTTACGGAGACGATGTATACGCAGCAGTAGTTGATGAGGCATCACGTATGCGTGAAGAAAGTTGGTTTGCTTTACGTTCAACTTTAACGGCTACAAAAGGCAAGTGCAAACTAATTGGAAACGTAAAAGGGAAAAAGAATTGGTTTTATAAGTTAGGTGAACGTGCGAGACTTGGTGAACCTGATTACAAATTCTTTAAGATAACGGCATACGATGCTGCAAAAGAGGGAATACTTGACGTTGAAGAAATAGAACAAGCGAAACGTGATTTACCAGAGTTTGTATTTAAAGAGTTATATCTTGCAGAACCTGGTGACGATAAGAGTAATCCTTTTGGAATAGACAATATTCGTAGGTGTTATTCACCAATTAGCAATAGTACACCAATTGCTTTTGGTATTGACCTTGCAAAATACACTGACTGGACTGTAATAATAGGACTTGATAGTGATAATAGAGTGTGTTATGTCGATAGATTTCAAGCAGATTGGCAACAAACACAACAAAAAATTGTTAATATAGTTAACAGAATACCAGCGTATGTCGATAGTACTGGTGTGGGTGACCCTATTGTTGAGAACCTACAACGCTTATTACCTAACATCAAAGGGTTTAAATTCACATCACAAAGTAAACAACAACTTATTGAGGGGTTAGTTATGGACATACAACAAAATTCAATTGCATTCCCTGAATCACCTATCGGGTACGAATTGGAGAATATCGAGTACGAATACACCCGAACGGGGGTAAAATATTCAGCACCAAGTGGACTGCATGATGACTGCGTTATGAGTTTAGCATTGGCAGTAGATTGTAAAAAACATAATAAAAAAGGTATATTTGCATTCGCATGATAACTATAAGACAAATACAAGAATTAAAAGAGATTGACCACTATTCACCATTGGAAAAAGCCATTCACACTATTTGCATAGTAGATGGTCGTAACATTGATGAAGTTGAAGAAATGAAAGTTTACGACTTATTCAATCGTTTCAATGAGATAATGGACAACTTAAAGTTTGAGGATGTAATACAACTACGATTTAAAATCAAAGGTCGACGCTTTAGAATGATACCTAACGCAATGGAAATGCAAGGTCAACACTTTATATCACTTCAACAATTTAATAGCGAAGATACGCTTCCAAACTTGCACAGAATTATGGCAATGCTATCTGAAGAAGTAAATATATTTGGTCGACCTAAGAAAATAAAAAACTTGGGTGTACAATTTGAAGAAGTAAGCAACTTGTTTTTAGATTTGCCGTATCAAATTGCATATGGTTACACGCTTTTTTTTTCTCGTCTTTATCCAAAATTGTTGGACGCTACCCAAATCTATTTAACGGAGATGGTGAAGGAACTGAAAGCAAAGGCAATAAAATTGAAGGATGGTTCGAACTCGTAAATGAGATTTGTAAAGGCAATAGGCAACAATGGGACTATATTTTGCAAATGCCAATTATTGAATTTTTAAATACAGTTGCATTTCATACCAGTAAACAAAAAGAATTTAACAAAGAATTACAAAAATGTACCACGTTTGAAAGTATTGTTATTGCATATCTAAGAAATATGGCTTAGATTTGCATCAGTTCTTTCACTCAATCGTGCTTTTAACCCTCGTAGCCTAAACCAACTGCGAGGGTTTTTTATTTATAAGTGGTTTTAAAAAGTATAAAATGATTGGTTTATGCGACATTAAAGGCAATTTATAGCACTAATGTAGTATCAAAGCAACAAAAATCTATTATTGCTAATATAGTAATGTGAGTATTACAGTAAATCAAAAACCCGATAATAACGCACCAGCTTATAATGATTTGAATTTTGTGATTAGTGAAAGCGATAGTGCTATTTACACGAAGCCAAACTTTAAATTCATTGCAGATGTATTTCAGAATACAACACGAATTGCACGTTTAAAAGCACCTATCTATCCGAATAGCACAAACAAAAGTGTATTTAATATTGGTAGATTAATTGAAAACTTTGTTACCTTAGATTGGGATATTGACGATACGTCTGTGAGTGGATGCCCTAATAGTTACATACCTTACAAGGTAAATTTTGGTTATGAGTATTCAACTGGCACGACTTCACCAATTATCGAATCAAGTGGGTTAACCAATGTAACGGGCTTAACGGCTTACAATATGGCTTTAAATCCAATTGACTTTGTTTCGTTTGCTGAGAATGACTATAAAATTAACACGTCAACGAATGCTGAATTTTTGACATCGTTACGAAGTAAAACTATTTTCAGAGATCAAAAAGATTGGCTTTACTTTTGGAAGGGTAATGCTGGTAGTGTTGAAATTAAAACATATCCAGCAGCAACAACACAAATCATTTTATTAACTGGTATTACTGATTCAGTTATACGAATCCCTATTATACCATCAAGTGGTGCAACCTATTTAGAAGTAACTGCAAAGGGTACTGGCTCAACAAGTGAAACATATAGAATAGACATTAAAGATGAGTGTTCAAAATACACCGATAATGACGTTTATTTCCTTAACCGATACGGAGCAATCGAAAGTTTCCGTTTTAATAGGGTGCGAAAGGATAACTTTACTATCAATCGAAAGCAATACAAACAAACTCAATACACATTGTCAGGTAGTTCATACACCTACAACACAGACGCAAGAAGTAAATCTAACTACTATACAGAAAGTGACCAACGAATAACACTAAATTCTAATTGGATAACAGAAGAAGAAAGCGTTTGGTTAAAAGAATTAATAATGTCTCCTTGTATATGGATTAAAGACGATGGTGTATTAAAGGCAATGAACATTTTAAATACTGATTACGCAATCAAAACTTTGATAAACGATAAGGTATTTAATTTGACGATTGAAGCAGAACTTTCATTCACAGATAAGGTTCAAAGATTATGATAAATTTATATGTAAATTCAACGCTTGTAGATTTGAGCGAAGAATTTGATTTGCTTATTACTCGTTCTATTGCTGACATTAAAAACCCCGAACAACGAAGTAGTGATTGGTCAAAAACTGCAAAGATACCAGGCACAAAAACAAATAACATTCTATTTGGAAATATCTTTGAAGTTGACCATACAGTTTTAGGTAACGGACAATTCGCACCTAATTTTAACCCAAACAAAAAAGCTGATGTAATAGTTTTAGTTGACGGATTAGAACAATTGAGAGGGTTTATACGTTTGATTCAAATAAACGTATTAGACAATGATTTAATTGAATATGAATGTTCACTACACGGACAAACTGCGGACTTGTTTACAACACTTGGGAATGCAAAATTAACTGAGTTAAACTTTGATGAATACAACCACGCTTTAACTATTACAAATGTTGCCAATTCTTGGGACACTTCAATTGTAAAAAATGGTAGTTCACAATCATTCGCTTATGGTGATGGTTATGTTTATGCTCAGATGCTCAATAAATTTGGTAGTAAAAATACAAACACCAATCAATGGCGAGTAGATGACCACGTGCCTTGTTTATATGCAAAGACTATTGTAGATAAAATTATGTCAAATGTAGGGTATGAATATACAAGTGATTCATTTTTTACAAGCGATAGATTTAAAAGATTAATAGTACCATTTACAAACTTTGGATTAACTACTGATGAAACAACGGCAAACACAAGGTTATTTCAGGCAGCAAATTCAACAATAATTACTTTTACTACCTTTAATCAAGTGATGCCATTTAACAACGATTCAAGTGGTGGAAACTTTGATAATGGTGGTAATTACAATAATAGTACATATAAATTTACAAGCCCAATTACGGCAACCTATGATTTTTATTTGACAATCAAAGGAACTGCATCTATTCCAACTGGTTTATTAATTTCAGATACAAGTACTTTAGGTTTTGGAGTTTATAAAAATGGAACTTTAGTACGAACTATAACTATTGAATCTACAAACGATGTAGTAAATAACTGGTCTTTTAATTCGACTTCATACCAAACATTACAATGTTTTCAAGGTGATGAAATACAGATTAAATTCATACAATTTTATAGTTCAAGTTTCTATAATGTATTAGGTACGTTATCACTTGATGCAAATGACAACTATTTCTTTAATAGGATTTCGGCATTTACTTATGGTTACAACAACACAGTAGACTTTGCACAATTCTTTAGTGGTGACTACACACAAAAAGACTTACTATTTAATTTTGTAAAAATGTTCAATTTGTATATTGAACAAGATATGGATAACCCTAAAAAGTTACGCTTTGTTACAAGAGATGAGTTTTATAATGGTGTTGCCAAAGATTGGACTTCAAAATTAGATTATTCACAGAATGTGCAAATAGTACCAATGGGTGATTTAGAAGCAAATCCGTACATATTTACATACAAAGAAGGTCAGGACAATAGAAATACTGAGTACAAACAAAGTACAACACGTGTATATGGTGATAGAATTATACGAGTAGATAACGATTTCGTAAAACAAGAAAAGAAAATTGAGTTAACTTTTGCACCTACGATGATTTATCAAGATGGAAGTAGGTACTATTCGTATGTTTTAAACTCAAATAACGACAAAGGACAACTAAGATGTCTCTATTATGGTGGTGTAAAGACTACAAATTTGTATGAAGTGTATAATACTGCACCCACAAACACCCCTAATTACACGAAATACCCGTTAACATTGCACATTGATGACACGGATAATATGCAATTTGACCTAAATTTTGGTATGCCAAACTACGTTATAACAAGTATGGGGTTGAATTACTCAAATCAAAACCTTGTAAATGTATACTGGTACAAAACAATTCGGGAAATTACCGATAAGAATAGCAAAGTTTTTAAAGGTTACTTTAGAATAACGCCATATGATTGGGCAAACTTGCAATTTAAAGACTTATATTTCTTTGAAGGTCAGTATTGGCGATTAAATAAAATAAGCGATTACAACCCTTTGCAAGATGGTACTTTTTTATGTGAGTTTCTTTTGGTTACTTACTACGAACCAACAAACGCAACCAAGAAAAATGTAGGCTTAGGAAGTACCGATATTTTTGACGATAGATATCCATTCGGTAAACCTATCGGATTCACGGGTGTAACAACTGGAGGTATAAATATTGGTGATAGTGGTTTAGATTCAAAAGACAATATTATTATAGGCAACGACAATGTGAGTGCTGGTAAGTTTGCAAATAGCATTATAGGGGGAACGGGTGTCAACATACCACCTGACTTTGAATATGTAACTACAATCAATTGCACAGATTATAGCATTGTAGAACCACAAAGATTCTATGTAGAAAATTATCCTATGTTAGGAAGTTATTTGTGTGGTGGTAAAATAGTAGAATTAGTACACGCAGATTCACCTTATACAATGGTTTACGACGATTATATGGTTGTTGGTGATAATGCAAGTGGTGATATAGATATTGTATTACCCGATCCTTCAACAAATCAAGGAAAAACATTTGTATTCAAAAAACTTGGCTCAAACCATCACATTAATATAACGGCTGGTGACGGCTCAATTTACATCGACGATGCACTCACTTATCAGATAAGCAACGATAAAGCAAGTGTACACGTTATTTCAACAGGCACAAAATATTACGTAATAGTACCATAATGGCAAAATCAACAGCAGCAATAGAAGTAGAAGTTATCCCAAAAGGTGGGGCAGACACTACAGTCAAAAACTTTAAACAACAACTTCGTGAAGCAAAGAACGAAGCCCAACAAATGGTCGCTACGTTTGGTGAGTTTTCAAATGAAGCGTTAGCAGCACAACAAAAAGTTGCTGATTTATCAGATAAAATGGAAGATTTCAACGACCGAGTGAAAGCGTTGAATCCTGATAAGTTCGCAAAAGTTCAAACTGTAGTTAGTGGAATCGCCAATGGATTTAGTGCAGCACAAGGGGCTATGGCATTATTCGGTGCAGAAAGTGAGGACTTGCAAAAAACACTTGTTAAAGTACAAGGTGCAATGGCACTTGCTCAAGGTCTTGAAGGACTTGGCAAAGTACAACAACAATTTTTAACAATAGGTAAAACAATAGGTGGTCAAGTTTTAACTGCCATTCGTGGATTTGGTACAACTTTAAAATCAACACTTATTTCAACTGGTATCGGTGCGTTTGTTGTATTACTTGGTACTATTGTAGCATATTGGGATGACATCAAAGAGGCAGTTAGTGGTGTAAGTGCAGAACAAAAAAAGAATCTTGAAGTAGCAAAGAAAAACCAACAAGTTGAAGAATCTAAACTTGACGATTTAAACAACCAAGATAACATATTAAAAGCACAAGGGAAAACAGAACAACAAATATTAAAATTAAAAATTGAGCAAACAAAGGTTGTAATATCACAATTAAGAGCACAATTAAAAATACAACAAGAAACACGACAAACTCAAATTGAAACTGCAAAGCGTAATAGAGAAATATTACAAGGTTTTATTAGGTGGGTGAGTATTCCTTTAACTGTTTTATTAAAGCAAATTGATTTAATTGGTGAAACATTAGGCAAGAATTTTGGACTTGAAGAAAAATTTAGTGGTGGATTAGCCAAGTTAGTATTCGACGAAGAACAAGTAAAAACGGAAGCGGATAAGGGAATCAAAGAAACTGAAAAACAATTATTAAAATTAGAAAATGAAGTTGCTGGTTATGAGTTAGGATTAAAAAATATATCTAAAAAGAGTGCAGAAGATAAAAAAGCAATAAGAGATAAAGATGCTGCAGATGCTTTAGCACGACAAGCCGAACTTGCATCAATTAATGCAAAGACAATTCAAGAACAAGTTGATGCTGCAGATGCCCAATTCGCAACACGAATAAAAACTTTAAAAGAGCAAGGATATACACAACTTGAAATTGATAAATTAAGAGATGCAGCACTTGAAAAAGTACGTGAAGACTATGCCGAAAAATTAAAAGCTGATGAAGAAAAAATGGCTGCAACAAGAAAGGCAGACACAGACGCAGCAAATAGTAATCTTTTAAAATCATACGACGAGTATTATGCTGAGCAAATTTTAAAGGCAAAAGAAAGTGGTAAAACTCAAAGTGAAATTGATAAAGAAGTTACGCAACTTGAAATACAAAACCTTGAAGCAAAACTTGTTGCAACTCAGGATGCTGGCGATGCAACGATAGAACTTGAAACACAAATCTATGAGAAGAAAAAAGCACTTGCAGAAAAAGAAAAGAACGAAGCAATTGAGCGTGAAAAGTTAAAGCAAGAAGGGATATATAACATTGCCAATAGTTCACTCAATGCTTTATCTTCATTAAACGAAGCATTTGCTGGTAAGAGTGAAGAAGAAGGTAAAAGAGCGTTTGAAATTGATAAAGCGTTAAAGTATGCAAGTACTATTATGTCAACAATTGAAGGTACACAAAATGCGTTTACAACTGCATCAGCATCACCAATTACAAAAATATTTCCAGCATATCCATTTGTTCAGGCTGGTGCTGCACTTGCTTTTGGTATTGCCAATTTGAAAAAGATTAGTGATACTAAATATCAAAGCAAATCTTCACCAAGTGCAACACAAAGTTCGGGTGCTGGTGTACCTCAAATGGCAGCACCACGTGTGAGTGGATTACCAACAAACGAAGCGTTAACACAAGAACGTAGAGTGTATGTAACTGAGGGTGATATTTCACGTACACAAAAACGAGTAAGCAACAACCAAAGTGTAAGTGTAGTTGAATAATGCAACAATTTTAAAACATAACTAATATAACTATAATGGATTTACCAGTTTATAAATTAACTATCCAAGACGAAGATTTTGAGAGTGGTGTGGATTTTATTTCACTTGTTGAAAATCCTGCTATTCAAAAAGACTTTATGAAGTTTAACGATACACAAAAATTCGCTATTCAAAGTGAAGAAAAAAGGATTATTTCGGGAGCTGCTATGTTGGCTGATTTGCCTATTTATCGCCGTGATTCTCAGCGTGGCGAATATTACGTTGTCTTTGATAAGGAAACTATATTCAAAATTGCTAAAAAGTGGGCTATTACAAACAAATATAATTCCGTTAACGTAGACCATTCACAAATAGTTAATGGTTTAGTTCTATTTGAATCCTATTTAATAGATATTGAGCGTGGAATATTACCACCAAAAGGATTTGAAGATGCAAAAGATGGTTCTTGGTTTGTAAGTTATTACGTTGAAAACGAAGAAATTTGGCAATCAATAAAAGATGGTGTTTGGAAAGGGTTTTCAGTCGAGGGTTTTTTTGATTTTGTAGAACCAACTGAAGAAGATAAAATTGTAGAATCATTGAAATCATTGCTATCACAATGGAATGGCAAATAAAAAATGCAACAAATAAAATCATAAACTAATATATATAAAAATGGACTCAAAAAGTTTAATCCAAGAAATCCGCTCAATGTTGAAATTCGACGATGCGGTATCTGTTGAGATGGCAAGTGCCACTTTGACCGATGGTACAGTAATTAAATGGGAAGGTGAACTTGCAGTTGGAACTGCTATCTTAGTAGAAACTGCTGAAGGTGATATCCCAGCACCAGACGGAACTCACGAAGTAGAAGGTGGTACACTTGTTACTACCGTCGGTGGTGTTGTATCTGAAATTGTAGAACCATCTCCAGAAGTTGAAGTTGAAATTGAAGCATCTCAAGAATTTGCAACAATTGAAAAATTCAATGAAGTAGTATCTAACTTAGAAAATCGCATTGCAGAATTAACTGCACAATTTGAAAGTGTAGTTGCTAAACTTGAAAAACAAAGTGAAGCATTTTCAAAGACTGTTGACTTAGTAGAAAAGGTTGCAAACTTACCAAGTGCTGAACCAACAAAAGCACCTGAGCAATTAAGCAAAAAAGAGCAACAATTTGCAAACATCGTAAAAATCGCACAACAATTAAAAAACAAATAATATGTCATTCGTAGTATCATCACTTACTAACTACACCAATGAGCAAAGCACCAACCTTTTGAGTGCTGCTTTATTCGGTGGTAAAACTGCAAAGTTAATGTATGAAGCTGGACAAGTTCAAGTTGGCATCAAGAATGCTGAAACTTTGAATATCCTTTCTTCTTCTGTTTATTTTCAATCAGACGCTTGTGGATTAACTCCATCAGGTTTGACTACTTTCACACAAAGAACCATCACTGTTGCTGCTATCGGTGTTGAAGAAACATTGTGTCCTAAATCTTTAGAAAAGAAATGGATGGGTGTTCAAATGGCACCAGGTTCTGCAGAAGCATTGCCTTTTGAAGAGCAAATCGGTCTTGAAAAAGCAAACGTAATTGCTAACCAATTAGAAATTGCAATGTGGCAAGGTACTGTTGCAACTTCAAACACTAACCCTAACACAAACAAGTTTGATGGTTTTACCACAATCTTAACTGCATTAGGTTTTGGTGGTGCTGGTGATCCAGTAAGTGGTAACACTATCAGTGCAACTGCTATCACTACTTCAAACATTGATGACATCTTAGATGCTATCTATGCTGCAGTTCCAAGTGCTATTGCATCAAAAGATAACTTAGTATGTTTCTGTGGTATTGATACTTACAAGAAGTATTTAGTTAACTTGAAGAATGCTAACCTTTACCATTATATGCCAGAAGCTGGTGCAATGGAAATGATTGTACCAGGTACAAACATGAAGTTAATCGCAGTTGGTGGTTTGGATGGTACTAACAAATTGGTTGCTACTCATTTGACTAACTTATTTGTAGGTACTGACCTTGCAAACGAAGAAGAACAATACAAATTTGTATTCGACCCAATTAGCGAAAACGTATATTTCAAAGCAAAAATGAAATATGGTGTTCAGATTGCATTCCCTGACGAAGTAGTTTATTTCACCCTTTAATTTTTAAATAAATGGCTTGTCTAATTTCTCAAAGTTTTGCCCTTGACTGTAAAGATGCAGTTGGTGGCGTTAAATCTATCTATCTTGTTAACTGGGCAAAAACTGGCTTTACAGTTGCAAGTGGTGAAGTTACGGCAACATCAGTAGCAAGTGGGGATGTTTATACATATGACATCCCTAAAGCAACTGCATCAATGACTAACACAACAAACGTAAGCGTTGAAAACGGCACAGTGTACAATCAGTGTGACGTGGCTTTCAAATTGCGTAGGTTGTCAACTGCAAAGCGTAATGAGTTAAAACTTTTGGCTCAAGGACGTGTATTTACCATTGTAAAAACCAACAACGATGAGTATTGGTTGGTAGGTAAAGAAAGTGGTTGTGATGTTAGTTCAATGGTAGCGAATACTGGTGCTGCATTCGGTGATTCAACTGGTTACGAAGTTACATTGCAAGCAATGGACATTGAAGCACCATATCGTCTTCAAAGTTCAGTTGTTACTACATTAGGGATTTAATTTCTGTCTTGTTTCATATCAAAAAAATTGGAGTACTTTTAGTACTCCTTTTTTTTTATTATATTTGTATATGGAAAAATATATTGAAATCACATTTGCACCTACTTACTATATTAGTAATTTAGGTAACATTAAAAATAGTAGAGGTAATATTTTAAAACAATCTAATTGTAAAAAAGGCTATAAAAAAATAAGCATTGGAAATCCAAGAAAAACTTATAAAGTACATCGTTTAGTTGCATTAATGTTCATTGAAAACAAATTAAACAAATCGCAAGTAAATCATATCAATGGTATAAAATCAGATAATCGTGTAGAAAATTTAGAATGGATGACAAATAAAGAAAATTGCATTCATGCTTGGCAAAATGGATTAAAAGAAAATCAACGAAGATTGATACCGACATTTAAAAATAAAATAATTTTAGATTTACAAACTGGAATATATTATGAATCTGTAAAAGAATATAGAAAAATAAAAAGTATTCCATTAAGTACATTCTATTATCAAATAAAAAATAACATAAACAATCAAAATTTTATGTATATTTGAATTGTATTTTTCCAAACTTACAATTTAAATTTCTAAAATCGGGGGTGGCTTAGGTCACCCCT